CTCCCTGTATCACTGGCTCAACAGTTTTCTCTGGGATTGAAAGAACACCCTCTTCGCATAATTGTTGAATGGCGAGCATTGATAGTTTAAAAGCAGGTTGCTTGACTTTGATGTTAACTTCCTCAGACTTCAACAACTGGATGTACTGAGGGTCGCTCTCAGCAATGTCAGAAAATGTTCTGCCGCCATATTTACCACAGCTGAAAACGTTTTGCTCTTTGATAAAAGCAACGACACGTTTGTTAAGCAACTCATTGCTGGTGTGCTCATCAAGCCAAAACTCAGCACCAGAGGTCATCACACAACCAGTTCTTTCTGCATATTCTTTAGCCATCTGATTGGCTTTTTTAGCATCAGTAGATAAATTCTTTATGTAGTTATCTACATAAAAGAAACCACCAGTTTTGCCAGGAAGAGCATAAGAGTAAACAACTTTGTGCAATGTGTAAAATCCGGTTAAGTTTCCTGTTCCGATATAGACTTCGCGTTTGATATGATCTGACATTTTATTTTCCTTTCTTAATTTAGGGAGTTGTTTTTCCCATTACAGTTATTATCCCTCTTTATGGCAGTTAAGTCAACAAAAAAATAAAAAATTCCTCCCCCGAGGGGGAGGTTTTAATTCAGGCTACAGCTTTAAATTTTGGTCGGGAGTCAATCGACCAGTAACCTTTCACTAGACGGTTTTTGTGCCGCGAATCGGTGATATGCTTCCACTCGCCAGCTGTCCAGCTGTCGGTTATTGTGAAGTCGCGTCCATCTACCAAAACCCAATGATTGGCCACATGCACGACATACAACTTTTTATCAAGTTGCTCTCGGACAAAAGCATGAAGTCTCTTGCGCTCAGACTTGGCCCAGCACCATACAAACTTGCCACTCTCTACTCCAAATTCACTGAGCACAGCTCGCACCTCAGAGCGACTTGTGCCTGCGACATGGCGTTTGCCAGTTAATTTGCGGAATGTTTGGTAGGCAGTTTCATAGTCGGTGTTGAGGGCTGCTGCCACCACATATGGACCACACCAAGTTCTGCGTCTGTTGCCGTGGCGGTCAAAAACTTCTCTTACTGCTGGAGCAGGTTTTCCCATAGCTCGTTCCTTTCTCAGAATTTTAAAGATCATAATAATCTGGGAGAAAACATTTCCCATTACATTTATTATACTCCAATTTGTCAGAGAAAGCAACAACTTCCGCAAGAGTGTTGATTTTATTGGTCGTTTTAATTCAATCATTTATGACAACTTTTTCCATTTGTCGACATAAACCTTTCTGAATCCAGCTCTGACTGTGCCTTTTACCAGATACCAATCACCAAGCCTTCCATCTTCAACTATTTGCTTGCCCATCTTGTTGTATTTAAATCTGTCGATGGTTGAGATGATCGGACCAGTATCATCCTCAAAAGTTAAATTCAACCAGAGGTTATTTGTTTCAACTCTTCTGCCTCCCCGTTTTGCCAAGTTGACAGTCTCGTTCATGTCTCGCAAGTTTTTCTCTTTCAGCTTGCCGAAGAAAACAAAAGTTCCTGGAGTGTCAGCGTCCAACTCCTCTATGTCCACAATCTTTGTTTTTATGTTGTGCTGTTCTGGATTCTGCTTAATGTGACCGAACCTACGCTCACACTCAAAGATGTCATCGTACGGAGTTGTCCCTTCGTTCAAAAGTTTTTCTTGACGTGGGGTCAATGGTTGCATTAGTTTTCTGCGCTCAATAATTCCTTCTGCCATTTTTGGACCAATGCCTTTTATCCCGATCAACCCACCAATCAGTTCTCCATCCTGAACAGACCAATTTATTTCAGATTTGAATTTGTCAAAAGGTTTGTAAACTAGTCCCTCTTTCGCAACCTCTCGCAACAGCCTGACTCCTTGTTCGTCGTCTTTGACATTCCGCAAACATGCAGCAGCAAACTCAAGAGGGTACCTAGACTTAAGAACACAGCACCAATAAGAAACCATCCCATAAGCAATAGCATGACTGCGATTGAAAGCCCAACTACCCATGGTATTAATATTATCCCAAATACGCTGTGCTTGGTCTTCTTTGATTTCATTCTCTGCCGCACCGATTTTGAACCTCTCCCAAAAAGTGTCAAAATATTCCTTCCCGTAAGATTTAGACATTGCCTTGCGCAAAGTTGAAACATCTTCCCAAGATAACTTTCCAACATCCCGAGCAATCGTCATTACCTGCTCTTGATAAACAACAACACCGTTTGTGACTTTTGTTATCTTTTCAGTGAGTGGGTGAAGATACTCGACAGGAGCCTCGCCAGTGTGACGTTTTATATACTCAGTTGTTCCTCCAGAGTTAAGTGGTCCAGGACGAGCCAAAGCAGTTATGGCGGCAATGTCTTCAAAGCTATGAACTTTCATTTGATGCGTAACTGACTGCAATGCATAACCCTCAAACTGGAAAATGCCTGCGTATCTCCCAGAGTTAAGAACCTCAAACGACTTTTCGTCCTCAAGAGGGAAATTAATCAATGATTCTCTGTCCCAACCAATCTGGTCAAGAACATCTTGCAAAACAGACAACGTACGCAAACCCAATGCATCAATCTTTAAAAGATTAAGCTCCTCTGCGTCTTTTTTATCAATCTGCGCTGCACCTGTCTGAGCAGAAACTGAGCAGTACTTGCTGACTGGGTGCTCAGTGACAATCATCCCTGCTGCATGAACACCAGTGTGACGAGCATGGTTCTCCATATCTGCTGCAACTTTCATTTGAGGATATTTCCTCATCACCTCACGCCCAACATCTAATTCATTAAATGTGTCCAAGATGCAAAAAGCTGCACGCGAATCACCAGAACTCCGCTCAATGATTGCACCCTTCAAATCATTCACCTCCCAAGCAGGTATGCCGAGTTCCTTGGCGACTTCTGCGATAGTGCTCTTTGCTTTGTATCGGGAGACAGTCCCTAAGTGTGCAACTTTTTCTGCACCGTACTTATCTCGGAGATAATCAAAAACCATCTCCCTGCGGTCATCTTGAAAGTCAATATCAATGTCAGGCAAATCTTCACGAGTAATATCAATAAAACGTTCAAACAACAGGTCATGCTTAATTGGATCAATATCAGTTATGTCTGTAAGGTAACAAACCAATGACCCTGCTGAAGAACCTCTTGCTGGTCCGACAAGCATATGCTTTTTTGAATACTCAATCATGTCAGCTATCACGAAAAAATAATCTTCAAACTTTTTCTGAGCGATCATGTCCAATTCACGTTTAAGCCTAGCAGCATAAACCTCATCAAACAAATCTATCTTTTTCTTAACAGCACCTTCCTCACACATTTGTTTAAGGGTTTTCTTGCTGCTGAAAGTGACATTGGTCGCGGTTGGCAAATCAACATCACAGCTCTCTGCTATCTCAAATGTGCTCGAGATCGCTTCTTGTGGAGCCCATGGCAATGACTCCTGCCACTCCCATTCATTTAAAATGTGCATCGGTGCAGTGCGGTCTGTACGGTTTCGACCAACAAGCACCTCATACGCTTTTTTGTCTTTGACTGTTGGGTAGAAATTATCTGATGTTGCCACAACTTTAAAATCTTTACGCTCGGCAAAGTCTAAAGCCTTGCGCACACTCATCGGGTTCAACTCTATGTAAAGATTTTCTTTTTGCGTCAGTGGTAGCAATCCCCAGTTGGGAGTTGTTCCGCTGAGTATTATTACATTGTCGCTGATGTCGAACAAATGCTCATAACTCAAGCGCGGGAAATAATAAAAATGTTGCTTGTCAGTGCTTTTTGTCACGAGCTGATAAATCTCAGTCAGACCTTCATTGTTCTTGGCGATGAACGCCATCTCATTGGTTGGTTGCTTTGTTCGTTCTGTTGCATCCTCAACCACTGGGATCTCAACTCCGAACAAAGCCTTTTTGTTTAAATTTTTACAGGCTTTGCTGAAGTTAACATGACCCCAAGTCCCAGAGTCGCAGATCCCGACTGCATCTCCTGTTGTTGCAGCAATGACATTGTCCACAGAACCAAATGCTTTGCGAAAGCAATACTCAGTCCTATTGCGGATGTTAATCATAAAATTTTAAAAACAAAATAAACAATAGCACAAGCAATTATATTAGCAGTTATCGGATCCATTATATGTGTCCCTCTTTTTTATACCACTTTAAAATTTCAACAGTTGCCAAAACATCAGCAATTGAACGATGAGCACCTTTGTGCTCTTGACCTGTGACTTCAAAATATATCTCGCCAAGTTTCCGGAAACTCCCCCAAACAGACTTGCCGACCTCAACAGTGCAGGTGTGTTCAGGTGGCCATGGGAACTTTGTTAACTTGTCATTGCGCTCAAGTTCAAATTTAAGAATTTTACGGTCGAATGGCAAATTATGAGCAACAAGTTCTTTTTCGCCTAGAAAAAAATCACACAGAGGCTTGTAGTTGGCTATAAATGGTTTTTCATTTTTTAAATCATCGTCTGTGATTTTGGTTATCTTAGTTATGATTGGGTCGAGTGGATGTCCAGGATTGCAGAAAAATTCCAACCTGTCAGTCTCGTTTAAATCTTCGTCCAATTTAACTCCACCGAACTCTATGATCTTAGGCTGGATCTCTAAATCAGAACCTTCTGCTTTCGGAAGACCTGTTGTCTCTAAATCAAAAACAATCATGCAGCTCTCCTTTTAAATCCAGAAACATTTTTCCTTTGCTGGCAGACATCACACCGCCACTGCTTCCTGCCATTCCTCATCAATATCAATCTTTGCGCAGGACGCTTAAGACACTTGCCACAAGTCTTTTCAACTCCTTCGCTCATCAATCTAGCTCCTTTGTCAAACTGTCCGACATTTTATCATTAATGTCTAATGATTCCAGCATGAATGCATAAACTCCTAAATCATGAATCGAATCTATGTGAGCATTTGGCCAGCTTTGAGAGTAGCGTGTTAGTTTTGAGACAATCATGTTAATGATCCCAAACCTGTTCCACTCTTCCTCAGTCTTCAGCTCTACCCCATTCGGGAACAATGCTGTCATTACTTTGCCGTGCTGTAAATAATTCTTCCCGTAAACTTTGCTACGCTCTTGGAAAGTGTTCATTGCTTCTCTTAAACAGTCTGCTGGTGAAACTTCACTCATCTTGTGCTCCCTCTATTCCTTTGTTGTAACCATCTTGCCATCCATCTCGATAAGCATTCTGGTAAATTTTATTTATCCCCTCAGGAGCTGTGTTAATCTCGTTTATGGCTTTTTCGAGTTGATCTCGCAAAGTGCCAACAACATGAAAAACCCTAGCAACCTTTTGTCCATTCAGCTCTATGTCATTCCCGTTTAATTTTAAATCATTCATCAGAAATCTCCTGGAGCAACTTGCAAACAAGTCAGACCTTGGCCACGCCACATATCGACACAACCCTTGCGATCTTCGAGAACAAACCAAATCTGCTCCCAGTTGTAGTTGTTTATGAACAACTGCTCTTTAACATCCCAATCAGACCTTTGGTCATTTTTTCCTCGCATCAAAAGTTTATCAAAAGGGATTTCGTTCAGCCTGAGCCAATCCTCAGTCATCTTCCTTTCAGTTTCCTCTCGAGCGGTTATGACTGCTATCTCAGTCTCATCATCTTTTAATCTCCG